GTTTATTGGTGAAGGTGATGCATACATTCCACCTCATACAGGTCTGCCTGCAAACAGTACCGATATTGCCCCGCCAGATATTCCGGCTGGCTTCGTGGCCGTTTTCAACAGTGATGAGGCATCGTGGAATCTCGTTGAAGACCATCGGGGAAAAACCGTCTATGACGTGGCTTCCGGCGACGCGTTATTTATTTCTGAACTTGGCCCATTACCGGAAAATGTCACCTGGTTATCCCCGGAAGGGGAGTTTCAGAAGTGGAACGGCACAGCCTGGGTGAAAGATGCAGAAGCAGAAAAACTGTTCCGGATCCGGAAGGCGGAAGAAACAAAAAACAGCCTGATGCAGATGGCCAGTGAGCATATTGCGCCACTTCAGGATGCCGTAGATTTGGATATTGCGACGGAGGAAGAGGCATCGTTACTGACTGCATGGAAGACATATCGGGTATTGTTGAATCGTGTTGATACAACAGTAGCATCGGATGTTGAGTGGCCAGTCGCCCCGCAATAAAAGGATAAAGCCATCGATAGAAATATTGATGGCTTCATGTACTCTATTTATACAATACAACACCGCTCTTTTTTGTTATATATGTGCAGTTCGATGGTATATCTTTATTTATAAAAGACATTGCACCTATTTTTACATTATCCCCAATTTTACGTGATAATCCAATGATGCAACAATTAGCTCCGATATCAACGTTATTACCAATTTTTACTCTTGAACCAGGCATGTCACCATCTACCTGTCCAATGGTAGTATTCTGTCGCAAAACCAGATTTTCACCAGCATCAACAGCAAAATGAACAACAATTCCAGTATGATGGGGAATTGTTAAACCTTTTCCAATATTTGCGCCCAATCCAATTTCGCAACCAAATCTGTTAATTATATTATTGTTTAACTTTCTGGCTGCTTTCTTATGTAATTTATTGCCATTAATATACATTTCATTAGCCAGTCTCCACCAGAAAAGGAAATTCCGATTGCGCTGCTTCTTCTCTCTTAATAGTCGCCAAACATCCATTTTTTCACGCCTGATGATTTCAGCCATCCAGTAGCTCAATAGAGCTTTTGAATTCCCGAAGATGACAAAGTGAATAGCTATTAAGTAACATAACATATTGCAACTGCCTATATTTTTTGGTTTCTATGTTTATATATTGACATTATAATTAAAACAATAATCATCAGTGTGTTACTGCGTTCCTGCTAAACTAAATCAACGCACAATGTAAACACAAATGTTAATTTTAAACTGAGCGCTAAAGGGATGTCAATATTGTATTGATAATGAGTTGCAAGATTGCCAACACTTTCTATATTTTTGGATGTAATAATTTATATTTTATCTATTTAGTGTTTCTTTAGACTTATTAAGGATGTCATTATTAATTTATGGCTTGCCATTTCTATACATATCTGTTAAAAATTTTGACTTGTTTGTTGAAAATAGATTTAATTGATTGGTTTATTTTTACATGACGCTCTTTAATATAGCTTCAGGTATATATAAGCACAATGCATTATTTCCAGAGGAAATTAACAAAATTGTTAGCTCTTATTTGTTGAGCTTATAGATATTAATTAAGGCCCGATTCCGGGCCTTTCCTCATTCCGGCTTTTCGGGAAACGTTACTGGAAGGATGGAGGTATCCGTGGATTCGACTTTCTGCGCATAGAGAATCCACTCGGTTAATTTTTGTTTACCCTGAACGGAAATAATGCCTAGCCGTAACTGTGAGTCCCAGAGCTGAGTTTTATCCCTGACGAGCTGTAGCAGGCTTTGCTTTTCTTTTTCCGCTTGTTGTCTTTGCATGACCGGTTGAGAAGTTACTTTGCATACCATTACCTCCTGACAACGTAGGAGGGAACTTGTGCTTGACACACAGGAATTAGCTCCAGTTGCTATTGCGCTCCTGCTTTCAGTAATTGGTGGGATAGGCACGTTCCTGATGGATGTCCGAGACGGTCGCCAGTCTGGCAATTTGTTAGGATTGGTTACGGAGATCTTTGTTGCAGTGACAGCTGGCGCGGTGGCGTACCTATTGGGGCAACACGAGGGCTGGGAGTTATCAATTACGTACTTAATGGTAACGATAGCCAGCAATAACGGTCATGAGGTGATTTCAGGGATGAAACGAGTGAATATCGATAGCATTCTGAATGTTCTTACAAGTTTGGTGAAAAAGGGAGGCGGGAAATGATTGGCTGGGGTGTATGCGTTCTTGCGTTAGCCTTAGCCGATCGCTATTTGCTAAAACGCAAGGACATCACGCACTTAGAACTTGGTGATGTGGAAATTAAACCGGGTTTCATCCGGGTGCCGTTCAAATACCGGTCTAAATTCCCGTTTTTGCGCGGCGCAACGGTCAGATATTGGATCCGCGATGTTCAGAAGCCGACGACAGTGATTGAAGGCGAACAACGTTGTCTGACGTCGGCTGAACAGGGCGAAAACAGTGAATGGTTGTACATACCCACTGAATATATGGGTAAAGGAGAGCGACTGTGGCATTTCAACGTCATGGTTACGCATGGCGACTCGTTCATTAACCCGTTGTATCGGATTTTCCCTGTTACTCAGCAAATCCGCAGAAGTTACGTAATAAATCTCGCACAGGATGTGTCAGATGACGAAAAATAAGTATGCAACGGTCGATTTTGACCAGGTTAATGAAAAGGGGCTGAAATCCCTTATCGCGGCGATCAATAAAACCGGGGTTACGGTAATTGAGGTTGACTCCAGCAACCGCGCAACAACGAAAGATGGCGTTAAAGTTAAAACCGCAAAGCTGGTTCTTAACGACGGACAAATTCTTGCCATACAGGTAAACGATACTGGCGATATATCGTCTGTGAAACTGAATGGAAAAGCTATTCCTAACGCTCAGTCGCCGGATATCAAGACGCTTGGTACCGTCATGGGACAGGCGGCTCGCAAAAACTCCGCAAAATTCCAGAAATCACTGATCGCCAAAGCGAAGCGTGTTGCCAATCCGGTAGACAAGAAACCGGCAGTTAAATCCAACTTTCAGCGCCTGCAAGAGGCAAAACAGCGGAATGCTCAGGTGGTTGCCGCTTATAAATCAGCTCAGAACTCGGTGTCTTTCAATCAACAGCAGATCACTGATTTGCGGGGGAAGCTGGATAAGGAGACAGGCCGACTCAATAACGAAAAGGCCCGAAATGGCGAACTCAAACGCCGTCTTAAGCAACTGAAAGCAGGAAATTAACATGGAACAGTTCAATATCAATAAAGGGGTGACGATCAAGCCTGGGCTTGACGTGCTTCCCCCGCCAGTGACTGATGATGAATATCGCGCATTAATGGCCGGTGAGGACCGCTATCTGATGACGGAATCCAACACCCTGGAGGAAATCGAGGCTACGTTCTTCTATGACACGCCGATCCACTGGTGTGCTACGGATTTACTGGAGGCGATTAGTTCTACTCGTTTGCAGTTACACCGGACCATGCAGGCATTTGTCCGGGCATTGAACCAGAAGCTGAATGGTACCGGAATCTCTGCGGGGAGTGATAAAACGGGCGATGTGGCCCAGAGCGGCGCGCGCGCGATCGGCGGCGCTGAAATTGGTCGGGCACGTAACGTTAACGGGCTGCCGGTCCTGCCAGCCATTATTCCGCTCAGTGATGGTCAGACTATCAGCATTCTGTTTCATAGCCCGACAGCGGAAAACCGGATCACCAATAGCGATACGCTGGTTGCTTTCCAGTTCTTACTGAATAAAAAAGACGTTACTCACACCGTTGCTCCGATGAGTGGACGTGATATGACGCTGGCGCAGGTCACCATGAAACTTGCCAACCTTGCAGAGAAAAACTCGGCAAAATTCCAGCGTGCGCAGAAGAAGAAAAAAGCCCTTGTTGATGAAATAACCCAACTACAGGCTGACAGTGACCAGAAAGAGGATGCCATGAGCGACCTCGCGGATCAGGTGGCAGCGGTAGAAGGGCAGAAGGCAGATCTGGAGCAGAAAATTAACGCTGTTGCATCGGAAGCGGATTCTCTTTATGAAGAGAATGAGCGTTTGCAGACGGAGATTGATCAGCTCAATCGCACTGGTGGGCGCGATACCATTGCTCCTGCGGGGATGACTGGTGGGTACTCTCGCGCGCTGACGGATCGCCTTGCCAGTATCAAAAATCGTATGCATATGAACGGGGAAGTGACGCTCAGTACTGAGAGATCCCCTCATAATTTCCCCAAAGCGTAACCATGTGTGAATAAATTTTGAGCTAGTAGGGTTGCAGCCACGAGTAAGTCTTCCCTTGTTATTGTGTAGCCAGAATGCCGCAAAACTTCCATGCCTAAGCGAACTGTTGAGAGTACGTTTCGATTTCTGACTGTGTTAGCCTGGAAGTGCTTGTCCCAACCTTGTTTCTGAGC